TGGTGATCGTGATGATGATTGGTATGCGTCGAAGTTGAAGTCGATGCCGTCATGGCAGTTGCATCAGGAGTATCCGCGTTCAGCGGAAGAGGCGTTTATCAAATCTGGTAACCCCGTGTTTGATGTTGACCGTCTGGTCAGCATCGAACCTCAGGAGCCGTGGCGTGGCTATTTGCACACGTTCTCCCCTAAGCATACAGAGTTGCGTCAGTCGGGTGATGGCGAGTTCGCGGTGTGGGCGGAACCGGAGCCTCAGGGTGTGTATGTGTTGGGGGCTGACGTGGCTGAGGGTTTGGGTCATGGCGACTATTCGTCGTGTCATGTGGTTGATGCCCATTCTGGGGATGTTGTTGCGCATTGGCATGGGCACATCGAACCGGATTTGTTTGGCGAGTTGTTGTGTGAGATCGGCTGGTTGTACAACACGGGGCTGTTGGGTATTGAGAACAACAACCATGGGTTGACGACGTTGAAGGCGGCGCAGCGGTACGGGTACAGGAATCTGTACCGTACCCGCAAGTTACAGCAGCGGAATCCGGAGGCTACGGAGACGTTGGGTGGGCGAACAACTTCGGCTACGAAGCCGTTGGCTATTGATGAGTTGTCTGCGGCTATTCGTGATAGCGAGATCGGTATTTATTGTTCTCGGACTGTGGCGGAGTTGAAGGCTTTTATCAGGGATCAGAATGGTCGGACGCATGGTTCTCCGCATGATGACCGTGTGATGTCTTTGGCGATCTGTTGGCAAATGTTGAAGTATGTGTGGTTGCCGGAGTATCGGGGCGAACAGAATCTTCCGAAGTACAGTCTTGGATGGTTTGAGCGTTTTCAGATTGATGAGGATTCTGCGTTCAAAAGGGTGCCAATCGGCGCGCACAACGCCCGTTCCAACAGGTAACGATCTGGCTATCTAGTGATGGGTTCTCTAAATTGCACGGAATGCGGCCGTACGTTCACGTTTGATGTGATTCCGAAGCGTGGGGAGGTGTGTTTCAAATGCCATGTGGGGAGCATCCGGTTCGGTTTCCAGCAGGGGCAGCAGATGTTTCACGACAAGACGATCAAAGAGCAGGAGCGGGAGATCATTGATTCCGCGAAGCGTGAGGGCCGCAACATCGAATACGTCGGGAACAAGTGGGTGTGAGATGCCGACGTGGGCGCAGATCGTTATTGCGTTGGCCGCCCCCAGCGGTGTGCTGGTGGCGTTGATTGAACGCACTAGGCGTGAGAACAACAGGGATCATGCGTCGAATGCCAGTTTGTTGCACCAGATTGACCGGAAAGTTGATCACGTGTCGGAACGAGTTGATGATCACATTGAGTGGCATCTGGACCGTAAGGAGAGATAATGGAATATCGTGAAGCGTTGAAGCGTGCTGCTGCCACGTTTGTTGCGGGGGCAACGGCTGCGCCGTTGACCGCTGCTGTTGTTGACATTTCGTTCTTCAAGGCTGCTGCTGTTGCTGGTCTTGTTGCTGTGTGGAACCTTGCGGCTCGTACGGCTCAGGCTTGGTTGGCGCAGCCGGGTGAACTCTGATGGCTCGCCCTAGTAACGCCGACAAGTTGGCGAAGTTCCGGAAGCATCTGAATGCTTCTAAGCGGTGGCGACGTGAGGAGGCGTATGACAGCACGTGGAAACGTCTTGTCGATATGTACCGTGGCCGTCATTACGAGTATGCGTCCGATGAGGATCGTCTGCTGGTCAACATTGCGTTCTCTACGGTGAACGTGATTGCGCCGTCCGTGTCGGTGAACTATCCGAAGATTGCGGTGAATGCGACGAAGCCGGATGATGCGCCAAAGGCGATCATCACGGAAGCGGTGATCAACTATTGGTGGCGGCATTACAAGGTGAAGCCCGAGTTTCGTCGTGCCGTAAAAGACTTTTTGGTGACGGGCCATGGCTGGTTGAAGTGTGGTTACCGGTATGTGGAAGAGCAGCGGGTTGCTGAGGCCGATGAGTATTCGGATGATCAAGAGGGTGGCGAGTCTACGTCGATCACTGTGATCACGGAGGACCGCCCGTTTGTTGAACGGGTGTCCCCGTACGATGTGTTTATTGATCCTGATGCTACGTCGATGCGTGATTTGAAATGGATCGCACAACGTATCCGTCGTCCGTTGGCTGAGGTGCGTGCCGATAAGCGTTATGCGAAGAAGGTGCGTGAAGAGGTTGCTCCGACTGCTGGTTCACGGTTTGTGGATGAGCCGGGCAAGCGGCGCATCCACGATGACAACCATTCGTATTGTGAGATTTGGGAGTTTTACGATCTTCGGTCGAAGACGATGTCAGTGTTTGCTGACAGCGGCGACCAGTTCTTGATCCCTCCGAAGAAGATGCCGTATGCGTTTGGTCATCCGTTTGTGATGATCCGTAACTATGACGTTCCGGATCATTTCTATCCGTTGGGTGATTTGGAAGCGATTGAGCCGTTGCAGCGCGAGTTGAATGAAACTCGTACACAGATGATGAATCATCGTAAGCGGTTCTCCCGTAAGTATCTGTTCAAAGAGTCGGCGTTTGATTCTGATGGGCGTGGCGCGTTGGAGTCGGATTACGACAATGTGCTTGTGCCTGTGATGTCCGATGAGCCGTTGACGAATGTTGTTGCTCCGTTCCCGGCGGTGATTACTCCGCCGGAGTTCTACAACCAGTCTGAGTTGATTCAGGGTGATGTGGAGCAGATCACGGGTGTGTCAGAGTATCAGCGTGGCGCGCTGCCGGAGATTCGTCGCACAGCGACGGAGGCTGCGATCATGCAGGATGCTGCGAATGCGCGTGCTGCTGACAAGTTGGCGACGATTGAGGGTGCGATCCAAGAGGTTGCGTCTCGGATGGTTGCTTTGGCGCAGCAGTACATGACTGGTGAGCAGGTTGCCCGGTTGACTGGTTCTGATGGTGTGCCGATGTGGATCACGTTTGATCGTGATTACATCAGCGGCGAGTTTGATTTTGAGGTGGAGGCTGGTTCGACTGCTCCGAACAATGAGTCGTTCCGTCGCCAGATGGCGTTGCAGATGGTGGATGCGATGGCTCCGTTTGCTTCTGCTGGTGTGGTGAACGTGGAGCGGCTTGCCGCTCACGTGTTGCAGTTCGGGTTCGGTATCAAGAATCCGGCTGAGTTTCTTGCACCTCCCGCACCTCAGGGTGCGGCTCCGGCTGGTCCGACGGGTCTTCCCGGCCCGTTGCCGCCGGGGATGTCGGAGCCGCCCCCGGCTGGTCCGGCGGGTGTGGCGGCTCCGCCTGCCGCTAACCCGATGGAGTTGTCGGGTGTTGATCCCGCAGTTCTTGCTGCTTTGTCGTCTCGTATGGGCGTTGCCCTTCCGAACAGTTAGGAGATAACCATGCCAATGGTTGGTGGAAAGAAGTATCCGTACACGAAGGCTGGTAAGGCCGCAGCGAAGAAGGCTGCCGCTAAGAAGGTTCCGGCGAAGAAGACTGCGGCTAAGAGGTCGCAGGCTCGTCGGAACAACATGGATTACTGATGGCTGAGAAAGACCCAAGGCTGAAGGCCGCTGGTGTTGACGGCTACAACAAGCCGAAGCGAACACCGAATCACCCAACGAAGTCTCATATTGTTGTTGCTAAAGAGGGCGACAAGATCAAGACCATCAGGTTTGGGCAGCAGGGCGTGTCTGGTTCTCCTAGTAAATCTGGTGAGTCTGCTTCGTATCGAAAACGACGTGAGTCGTTCAAGGCCCGTCATGCGAAGAATATTGCTAAAGGGAAAATGTCGGCTGCTTATTGGGCTGACAAAGTGAAGTGGTGAAAAGAACTTTCCAAGTCTTGTTGCTTGTGACGGCTTGGATTGTTGGCGTGTTATCTGCGATTACGTGGGGGACGGCAGAGGTGTTTATCCGGTTCCGTAACGGACGCAGGTAACGATCTTTCTCTATTATTAGGAGCAACCGAAAGGACTCTAAGTGAGTGAAATAACAGATGCCCCCGTGGTAGACCCCGCCCCCGTTGAAGTGGATGGTGGACAAGTCGAAGATGTGGGCGGAAACGTCGAAGTACAGGCGGATGCACCAACCCTAAATGTTGACGAGTTTGCCGACCATCATGTGGTCGTCAAAGTTGACGGTGAGGACGTGCGGGTTCCGTTGTCTGAGGCGGTGGCCGGTTACAGTCGTCAAGCGGATTATACCCGTAAGACGCAGGAATTGGCGCAGCAAAAACAGAGCCTCCAGTGGGCAAGTGCTGTGGCACAGGCTTTGGAGAACGATCCTGCACGGACGATTGATCTTCTTCAAACCCATTATGGTTTGACGAAGGCTCAGGCCCAGCAGGTTGCCGATCAGGCAGCCGAGGATGCTGGGGATGCCGAGTGGGACGATCCAGTTGCCGCACGTGTCAAGGAACTTGATAGCCGGATCGCACAGTTTGAACAGGAACGTGCGTACCAGCGTTTGGAGGCTGAGGTTTCTCGGCTGCAAACCACATACGGTGATGATTTCGACCCTCAGGAAGTGGTAGCCAAGGCGTTAGCCGAGGGTTCCGCGAATCTGGAGGCCGTGTACAAGCAGTTGGCTTTTGACCGGCTGATGTCTCGGGTTCAAGCGGCTGAACGTCTGGCGGGTGACCGTACTGCTCAGGAGCAGGCGGTGCTGGATGCGAAGCGTGAGGCCGGGATTGTGTCGGGCGGGGCTTCGGCTGCGGAGCAAGGCTTGGAAGATACGTCACCGATCCGTTCAGTTTCTGACGCTTGGGCTGCTGCGAAGCGGCAGTACGGCGTTACTTGATCCATTAGGAGTAAACCATGGCTGGAAACAGCAACTTTGACGAACTGTTGTCAACAACGATTGCGAACTACCGTGATCAGTTGACCGACAACGTGTTCAATGCACGTCCCCTTACCAACCATCTCATGGAGAACGGTCGCCTTCGCATGGTCGATGGCGGCACCAAGATTGTTGAGCCCCTCATCTACGGTGAGAACAGCACCGTTGGTGTGTACTCGGGCTACGACACGATTGCTTTGACCCCGCAAGAAGGCATTTCGGCGGCCGAGTTTGAGTGGAAGCAGTACGCTGCGTCCATCGCTATCTCGGGCATCGAAGAGGCCAAGAACAACGGCGAGGCTGCAATCATCAACCTTCTGGAAGCCAAGGTCATGCAGGCCGAGGAGTCCATGAAGGAAGGCTTCAACGCCATGTTCTTCGGTGATGGCACCGACACCCTTGGTGCTGGTGGCACCGACTCGGGCAAGACTTGGAACGGTCTGGGCAACCTGATTGATGCGACCGCTGTTGCGGGCGGCATCGATCCGGCCGGTTCAGGCAACGGGTTCTGGGCTTCGTACGAAGAGGGCACCGCTGGTGCGCTGACCACTGCGGACATGACCACCGCTTACAACACCTGCTCGGTTGGCAACGACCATCCGGACATGATCCTGACCACTCAGACTCTGTTTGAGAAGTACGAGTCGCTGCTTACGCCGCAACTCCGCTACACGGACACCGACAAGGCGAACCTCGGGTTCCAGAACCTGCTGTTCAAGTCGGCTCCGGTGGTGTACGACGTGGATGCTCCTTCGGGCAACATGTTCTTCATCAACAGCAAGTACCTGACCCTCGTCGGCCACTCAGGCAAGTGGTTCTCGCAGACGGAGTTCGTCCGTCCTGAGAACATGGATGCCCGTTATGCGCTGATCTTCTGCTACGGCAACCTCACGGTTCGTAACCGTAGCCGTCAGGGCAAGTTGACCGGCCGCACAGCCTGATCAACCATGTGATGCTGGTGGCGGGGGGCTTCGGCTCCCCGCCGCTCGCATATCTGGGTAACGATTCAGCCTATTAGTGATGACTCCTAATGCTGTTCCTGCCCACTCCCTGTACGGGGAGCCCGCTTTGCGGGATGCCCGGCCTGCTGCTCAGGCTAAGGGTTCTTCTCCTGCCCCTCCGGGTGGGATGCCATACACGGGTCATACCCGTTGTATGGCGAATGATGCAACGTGTCAGGGCCATAGGGCTAAGGGCACGGATTATTGCATGGGTCATTTGAGGCAGATTGCCCGCGATGTGAAGGAGCGTGAGAATGAATCTGGCTGAAATCCGCTCCAAGGTTCGTGAGATTGTTGACATGGATACCGACGATGTGTCGGATGCTTTGCTCAACATGTACATCAAAGATGGTTATGACCGGATGATTTCTTTGGAACGGCGTTGGCCGTTCTTGGAGAAGTCGTACACGTTGTCTACTGTGAATGGGCAGAAGGGTTACACGATTTCCGCTATTGGTTCTGGCGATGTTCGTGAGATCACTTCTGTTGTGGAAGGGTCTATTGGTGGTATCCGGTTGACGTTGGTTGACCATGCGGATGCTGAGGCGTTCTGGTTGGGCACTCAGGACACTGTTGGCCGTCCGATGCATTTCTCTGTGTGGGAGCAGAAACTGTACATCTGGCCTACTCCGGATGCTGTGTACACGTTGGCGTTGCGGGGTTTCCGCAAGCCAACGGATTGGACTGCGAACGATACAACTCAGGTTGATGCTGATGATCGTTTGCATCAGTCGTTGGTGTATTACGCGGTTGCCCAGTTGTACCAGTTGCAGGAAGATGTCCAGTTGGCTCGGTTCTATCGGGATTCGTTTGATGAGGCTGTCCGGTTGGCTGCTTCGGATATTTTGCGGGTGTCGTCGCATCGTCCTTTGGTGTACTCGGGTGGACGGTTCCATGAGTCGTCTAATGGCTGGCAGTCCCCGGTGTACTTCTGATGGCACGGCTGGAAACGCTTCAGGTTCAGGACTTCACTGGTGGTCTGAATTATCGTGCTGATGCTTTCCAGTTGGCTGATAATGAGTCACCTGATTTGTTGAATGTTGATATCGATCCGCGTGGCGGATTTTCGCAGCGGAACGGTGTCAGGGATTACAACACGTCGGCTATTGGGTCGATTGTTTCCGGGTCGTTTGACCCTCATCGGGTGTTCGCTTGGGATGGCAATAGCCGCCAGTTGTTTGTTGCTGCGAACAACAAGGTGTTTTGGACGAAGACTGACACGTTCGCTGATTTGGGTGTGACAACGGACGCTGTTGATGGTGCCGAGTTTGGTGCGTGGTCTAATTCTGGTACGTCATATATTTATGGGTGTGCGGGCG